AATACCGACATAGATAGCATTAAAAGAAAGATAAGTAAAATAAATTTATTCATGACTTGATTTAGTTTAATTAATGATGGGACAAAGATAGATAATAGTGTTAACAAAAGCAAATAGTATAGGAGAAAATTACATGTTCGATAACATATTTCTTAATTTAAGTAGTACTTACCTTGCCAACGCAGTATATCTCCTATGCGACTTGCAGTATATATTAGATGACAAAGTAAGTAGTATTGTCATTCCACCTTTATCTTCAATGGATGCCCGCAGTTAGGACATTTATACCCTCCATCGGTCTCTTTTTGTACTTCAGAGGGGGAAACAAACAATTGCCAAAAAGGGACGTTTAAGGCTATGGCGATCGCATTCAGTGTATTTGCTGATGCTTCCTGTTTCCCATTGATGATATTATACAAACTTACACTTGACAAACCTATAACAGATGATAATTCTTTAGCTGTCAATCCTTTTTCTGAAAGAATATCTTTTATTCTATTTTCCATAAGCCAATACTTTATATGATTACACCGCAAATATAATGCGATTCTTTTTATTTGTAGCTATTGTATAAAGAATAACATTATTAAATAGTGTTAATCATAATGTAATTCTTTATTTTATTATTGTTGCATATAAAGTATTGTATTATATTTGCATCATCAAAATAAAACAACAGTACAATGGCAACACAGAAATACAACAAGAGTGAGATCATGAAAGACGCATGGAGATTATTCAGACTTTACCGAAAATTTTCTTGGTCTTTTGGCAAGTGCCCTTCTATAGCATGGGATAATGCCAAGATAGAGATAAAAAATAATGAGGCCAAAGCCAAGAGATTGGCAGAGGAAGAAGCTAGACGCATCGAGTATCGCAAGCATGTTGTCTTATCTCATGTCAGTATGGCTAGCCTTTACGGTAACAGGGTTTATTCGGGTGATTGATAACTATACATTAATAATATAAGGATATGGAAACGATAGAGGTATTGAAGAACGTACAAAGGATTGCGTTGGAGTGTATGATCGGAAGGAAACCGGTACATATAAATGTAGGCGTTATGCCGGAGACGGGCGGTTTATGCGTCACCGTACAGGACAGGTCTCACGAGGTGGTCTACATGGAGATATTCAATGACTGGATGCCGGATCATAAGGAATGGAATAAAAAGACCTACGATCGGTTCATGAGCGTGATAAGCGACATGACTTGCGTAAGGCTTGCGGGATAACTCGAACGATGGGGAGAGGATCGGAAGTAGATGCCCCTCCGGTAATATCGCCGGAGGGTTTGATGGAATTTTCAATAACAAATATATTAAGATCATGAAAGAATTAGTATTTAAAGGCGATAATAATCGCATTTTCACGAACAGCTTATTGGTCGCTGAGAAATTTAATAAACAGCATAAGCATGTGATAGAGTCGATAAAAAGAATAATTGACTCAGCCGATATTTCGGCTCAGTACTTTGTTTCAACTACTTACGTTGATAGTAGTGGGAAAAGTAATATAATGTATGTTATGAATCGTGATGGATTTACTCTTTTGACCATGGGCTTTACTGGTGATAAGGCCCTTCAATTCAAGTTAGATTATATTGAGGCTTTCAACCGTATGGAAGAGCAGATCAAGACTGGAGGTTTCCAGATTCCACAATCTTTCTCGGAGGCGTTGATGTTGGCGGCCAAGCAGCAAGAGCAGATAGAACAGGCAAATAGAACTATCAGCAAGCTCCAGCCCAAGGCCGATTTCGCGGACAAGGCTTTCGAGACCTCGGACAAGGTTGATATCGGTATGGCTGCGAAGATATTGAAATTAGGGTTCGGAAGAAACATCCTCTTCAAGAAGCTTAAAGAAATAGGCGTGTTCTTCTCCAACCGGAACGAGCCAAAACAGAAGTACATCAACGCCGGGTATTTTGAGATGACCGAGAAGTTTATTGAGAGGGAGAATCATCCGGGCTTTGTCGTGACGAAGGTACTCGTAACCCAGAAGGGGCTGGCTTACATAAACCATCTTCTGGGAGGTGATCCCGGTGACGGTAAGATTACTAGGATTGTTTGAAAGATTCCTTTCCTTGACTATGCCAAGTATAAAATGTGACCTAAATAGATTAGATGTACGGATTAAGTACGTATACCCAAGACTTTAACATTTTGTGACTTGAAAATAATTGTGGAATATTAAAAGATTGATTGAATATGAAAGAGAACGAGATTAAAAGCATCGTCGTGAAAGCCGACGGTAACGAGATCAAGGTTGACCACGCTCATGAGTTGGTTATTGGTGACTTGACCATAACCCCGGAAATGATGAGAGAGATAAAGAGTATGTCCACTTGCCTGTTCTCTAAGGATATGGACGATATGATAGATACGCTTATCAATTTGAGTTGCGAGGGTAATTACGAGGACGGGTATATCATGGACAAGATGAGGGCCGTGTCATGCGTGAGGGATTTCTTGCGGGTGATCGAGAAATATAAGACGATCAAGTAGTTGATATTATCTTAATAGTCATTATCTTTGTGACAGAGCCAAAGAGCCGTACCGGAGACGTGTTTGCCCCCGGGCGGCTCTTATTATTTATACGCGTATGATAAAAGCTGTATTATTGATAGGGGGGAAGAGGTATGACGTGACCGATCACCTAAAGAACTGGGAGGACGTGGAGATATCGGCTAAGAGGAAGGATATTGGCGGTGTCGTTCGATCCTTCTCCAACAAGTTCGAGTTCGTGAAGGGGGCATACGACCTTCTTGAGGCCGAGTACCTATCCAATTATACGAAAGCCTCGGCCATATTGGTGATAGGCGTGTTGAACGATAGCTGGGGGTATAACGAGAAGTTTCGTTGCAAGCTCGATTTCTCCACGTACCAGAGCGACGGGTATACGATATCCATAAACGCCATTGACGATAGCGTAGCGTCCATCATCAACGCAAACAAGTCGCAGGTATACGATATCCCGGTGTCGGAGCTAAAGGAGGATACATTGTATTATGACAGGATCTATCTTAACAACAATACGAAATGGTCCATAAATCCAAATGTGGATCAAACGCAAGATGACGTATATGAGGTTATCATAAATACAAAAGACATATACACGCTATTGCCAATAACTTATATAGATACAAATTTTGCCGTAAAGAACATAATAGATGTGTCGGATCAAATATTGAGTATCCATGAGGCTACTGGCGACAATTATATGATAAAAGGGATTACGCCACATCCTATAAAAATAAAAATTTCATTCAGTATCAAAGCTGGTAAGACAAGTGAGGAGATCGTATTGGCCTTGTTTTTTGTTATACTAAACAAGGGAGGGGATATCTTACGAGAAGAAAGGACTTACATACCATTATCGGATACATATATAAATATAGATAAGACATTTGACATATCATTAGAACCGGACGATAGATTTGCCGTTTATTTCAACTCTGCGGGAGGTCATAGTACGGATATTCATTTGACAATTAAGGATGTAAAAGAGATATCCGTATCTTATATAGGTCGAAATAAGCCGGTAGAAATAGACGCTTTCTCCCCTAAAAAACTATTATCCTCGTTATTGTCAAGGATGGGCGTGTCATTGTCCGGCGATATCGTCTCCGGTTCCATGCCTATACCTTGGATGATGGCCGCTGAGAGCGTGAGAGGAATAAAGGATGCGAAGGTTCATACGTCCTTCTCCAAGTTCTGTGATTTCGCCAAGGCGTTGCTCGGGTATGATTACGAGATACTGGATAATAGCGTGCGTTTCCGACATATGAATGATTTCTTCGTCAATGAGACGAAAGAATTGGATCACGTGAGCAATATGGAGCTATCCGTGGATGAGTCGTTGATATACTCTGGGGTTGAAATTGGATTCGACAAGCAGGACTATGCTGAGATAAACGGGCGTGACGAGTTTCACTTCAAGAGCAGTTTCAGCACGGGATTGGACATAAAGGACAACATATTGTCATTGATAAGCCCGTATAGGGCAGATTGCTACGGATTGGAGTTTCTCGCTAACGAGCGTGACGAGGAATCGAAGGATACGGATTCCGACAATGACATATTTATTGTCCACGCTAGGAAAGATGGGGATAGATTAGTTCTGGTAAGAGAAGAGAATGGGGGAGCTATATATGCCGTTACGGGAGTATTGTTCTCCGACACTATCTTTAACGCCTCCTACTCGCCGAGAAATATGCTTCTCGTCAATAAGGAAAGGCTCGGGATATGCACGGATTACCTGTCTTTCACGGCCTCGGACGGAAACTCCTCGATATCGATAGGAGGCGTATCGGAGACCCTTCCTATACCCCTGCCGGTTAACGACCGGAGGATTAGGATCGATAAGGTGTCCTTGGAGACCCCGGGGTTATCCCCGTTCCCGGGTAATTACAGGGGCAAATTGTCGTTCTCGTACGCAGGGAGATCGTACGAGGGATGGGTTAGCGAGATAACGGAGAAGATAGGGAAATACCAAACGGCATCCTATTCGCTGATATTGTCTAAAATTACATGAATTTGTTTTGACAATTGATCCTTATCCCCTATATTTGTAGGACATAACAAAAAAAGAAATTAGAGCCTAAGAGCCATACCCGGCGGGAGTCGTATCCTGCGGGGTATGGCTCTTTTGGCGTTTATAGGCGTATGATAAACGTGAGCAAGATATCACCGTTGCTTTTTGACGTGGGCTATAACGGCATCGAGATGGAGCGTGAGTATATACAACGCTTCTCTAATGCCGAGAATATAACCGTGCAATGCGTAGTATCCCCTTCCACTACTTTGTCTATGAGGTTGTTCGACCTTTGCGCCAACGATAGCTTCGTCATATCCCCCACATCCTATGAGATCAACGACTCGAATAAGCTTCTGGAGTTTATCGTTCCAAGAGGGAATAGCCTTTATAGGGCTTCCATAATCGGGAGTGAGGGGCAGATAAGCAGTCTCCCCTTCCGGTTTTGCGATAACGGGGAATTGGAGGGGCTGACGGAGGTGTCCTATACCAACAGGGATAATATCACCTCGTTCGGGGCGGTATTTGAGGTTGGAAACAATCAAAGGACTTTCAAGCTATGGATAGAGGGAGGGTTCAAGTCGGATGGGCATTCCCTTAACGTTAGCAACGAGCAGTTCAGGACACAGGGGCAAGAGATCATAGAGCTTTACGCCGTACCGTATCAGGTGGACACGCTCACGATAGGGGATAACGAGGGGGTACCTTTCGAGATGGCCCGCTTGATCAATAACATATTCTGTCTGTCCGAGGTGAGGATAAACGGCGTTAGGTATGTCCGGAGCGAGTCCAGCGTACCCGAGAGGCAAGTGATAGCCGAGAGATACCCGTTGTTTGATTATACGTTTAACGTTGAGAGAGCGGAGAATATCTCCTTTAACGGGTTCACGGAACAGTCGGACGGATCTTGGGTCACGGGTTTCATAAGCGTGAACGTGGCAAACGCCAAGGACGGGCAGGTTCTGGTGTATGATGATTCCGTGGGGGCCTTTGTCAATCAATCAAACTTGGATTCGTTATGAGCAAAAAGAAATTGACCAAACATATATGGTACGGGTCGGACACGGTGATGTCCGAGGGTAAGCTGCAAGCGGCTCCTCCTCCCGTCGCTATAGATGACGGGACCAAGGAATGGCACCTCTCCGGATTGACGAGGGGCGAGTTGTTCGTGAATGATTACGCCGGAGACCCCGCCTTGTTCATCCTTGCCAGTGATAATAAGGTGCGAAGGATAGGCGGTCAAGGTTCCGGAAGCGGAGGTGAGGGGGGAGGAGGCGATTTCTCCTTGGCGCAAGGTCCGGGTATAGAGATAAAATCGGATATCAATAATATATATACGATTTCCCATAAGGATACCTCTTCGCAAGAGAGTATAAATAAGACGAAGAAGAAAGGTATTGCGTCCGTATTGCTAGATGGCTTCGGCCATGTCACGGGCTTGGATACCTGTGACATCCTCGATCTTGAGGACTTGGATAAGAGGTATCTTCGCAAGGATATCAATGACGAGGCGGCGGGAGAGATCATCTTCGACAAGAAGATAGGCTCCTCCATCTTCCTCGACGGCATGGACGGTAAGGGCTGGGAGATCAAGGCCGACGGTTCCGGTATCATGGAGGCGTTGAAGGTGCGTTCCGACATATACGCTGGCAACAAGATCGGCTCCATATCGTTCGCCCCCGGCTTCACTGGCTGGGGCACGGAGATAGACATCCCCACGGCCACTGGAACCTTTGACAACATATTCGTTAGGAAGACCTTCACGGCCTACGAGATAGTGTATTCGCAGATATACGGGTTGGGCGGCAACCAGATCGTGTCCGATATCAACAAGATAGGGAGGGTCGAGAGGCTGTCCGATCGTTGGAGATGCTACATGGACGACATGGACGGTCTCATGCTGATGAACCTCAGGGAAGGTGACGGCGTGAGGATACAGAGAAGGAACGGTATCACGTCCACTAAATATCTATTCGGTCGCTGTATCGGTATCTCATCCGACTATTTCGACGTGGCTTACCCATTGATAGAGGGTACCGGCGAGCCAGAGGCGGGGGATTTCGCCATGCGTTGGGGTAACGACAGGGATACCACCAGACAGGGCCTTATCTATCTGACATCGGCGGATCAAGGAGCGCCGTTCATCGCCGTATATGACGGTATCACGGGCGTTTCCACGCAAGACACGCTGAAGGCCCAGCTAGGCAACCTCTCCATGATCCGCACCAAGAACGGGACCCAACTGAAGGGTTACGGGGCTTACCTGAACGGGATCTATATAGAGAACTCGTCCATATACCTCGATAACGGCATGACCGTGGAACAACAGTTCTCAGTGATGAACGGGGAGCTGAGGAGCGAGATCGAGGGGTTAAAGAACGACATGTCTCTGGAATCCGGGAATATACTTGTCAATTCCACGTTCGGGAAGGACACGAGTTATTGGGCGGAGGCCAACGACATCCATCTCATCAACGTGAGCGGCAATCTCCTGTGGGTGGGCGGTTCTTTTTACTCGGACAAGAGGAAGGTTTCCGATATCTATAGGGATGGCAGCAGGAACGTGCTTCGCATCAAGGACACGTATATATTCCAGCGTAACGACGTGATGAAAGTTCCTGAGTTGGAAGAGAGCGAGGAGGGTCATACGTTCTCCTTCTCCTTGTTTTACAAGGTCATGAGACGAGGTGTTTTGACGGTGGGTTTCCAAGGGCAGGAGTTGTACGAGTCCTTGACGCTGGAGCCGTCCGACGAGTACGTGAAACTGTCCAAGGTCGGCAAATGGGACGGTACCGGGGATTTCCGGATCGGCTTTACCGGCGAGATATTGATCTATGGCGTGTCGTTGTTCAATGACAGGCTGGCCGACGCCGTGATAAAGCTTGAGACACGGATATTGCAGACGGAGGAGTATATCAAGTTGCTGGCCACGAAGGAGTACGTGGACTCGGAGACCGGTGCGATATATACCAAGTATGACGCTGAGTTATCGGTCATGGCCGAGGAAATATCCGCCCGTGTGACGGAGGAGCAATTCGCCACTGCTCAAGAAGCCATAACGCTGGCCAATAACGCCGCCAAGGCCGCCCAGACCGCCGCCGATAACGCTAACCAGTCCGTGACAAGCCTTAACACATACGTTGACGGCGCTTTCGCCGACGGTATCATAACGGAGGCCGAGGCCAAGGCCATAGAGAAGTACCTGAATACGGTGAACACGTCCAAGGACAGCGTGACCGCCACTTATACGAAGTTGTATTCCAACACGTACCTTGACGGTGCGGCCAAGACCGGTCTTAAATCGGCCAAGGATGTCTTGGACTCGTCTATAAGCGCCTTGATAAGCAGTATCAACACGGCCATAGCGGACGGAAAGACCACGGCCTCGGAGAAGGCCGACGTGGATAAGAAATTTGCGGCCTTCAACACTGCCATGTCCTCGTTCGAGAGCGCCGTGGAGACGGCGAACAAGTATATACAGGACAAGTTGAAGGACTATACCGATACGGCGACAAACCAAGTGAAGGTGAAGCTGGAGTCGGACTTGTCGGTACAGGCGGGACAAATCACGGGTATCTCCACTAGGGTGGACAATATAAGGAATGAGATAGACACGGCGGGATGGATCAACACTACGCAGGGAAATACGTTGTTCGCCGCCAAGAGCTTGGAGAACGGCGATAATATCATATCGTATATCAACCAGACGGCAACCACCACCACGATCAAGGCGGAGAGGATTGACCTTGTTGGTGTGGTAACTATATCAATGCTTGATAGTAACTTGCGTGATACTATTAATGACACAGTCTTTGATGTAAATAAAGCTTCCGATATAACGAGTGCTTTCTATCGGTTTAGTAACGATGGCATGAGTTTGAATCGTAGGATAGAGGTTGGTTCCGGTTCTATTGATAATCTCTCCGTGAAAGGAGGCATTTCACCAGATGTAAATAACGTATGTTTTTGGACTGGAGGTACATATGGACAAGCCGTGAATAATAAAGCTAAGATTGTCTTACGGCATGATGGGTCAGGATTCCTAGCTAATAAGAATATCTCTTGGAATACATCTGGAGATTTAAGTATAATAGGCAAAATACAAACCTCAGATAATGGGAATAGAATCATAATAGACCCATCGACGAGAAGTATTCGTATGATTAATGATAAAAACTCCTTAACAGGAGAGATCTTGTTTAATGATATGACTGGATATCAGTCATTACCTGCATTCCATATTTATATGAGAAACGCATCTTCAGGTGTCTCCAATTATCGAGTTTCCATGGGATATTTCGGATTTGGATCTTACGATAATGGAGGAAATGTCTTGTTTAATATCTCCCCATCGGGATTAATGACATTTCCGTATATGTCAACAGTAGATCCAAAGGTGAAAGGAGCTATATGGCGGGATGGGAATATGCTTAAAATATCTTTGGGATAATATTAACAATTAAAATACAGTAAATCATGAAAGTAAATTTCAACAAGCCCCTAAAGACATTCAAGGGGGAAGACATGAAGGACGAGTTCGGAAAAGTACAAATCATCAAGGATATAGTATGCGCTAGGCTTTACTCGTCCGGCGATGACATGAATCAAGACGAGAAGTTCGAGGCTTACAACCTCATGACACGGATCAACGCCGCCGAGGGTGAATTAGATATCAGCGACAAGGAATCAGTATTGATAAAGAAATGTTGCGACAAGACGTTGACCGCAGGGGCCTTCGGTCAGATCTTTAACATTTTAAACGTATGAGACCATGGAGATAACGAGCGATACTAGGACAATAAACGGCTACTCGGAAGTAGCCGGTATCAAGATACAGTATTCCGCCTCGGTCAAGACCGATGAGCGGATAGACCGGATAACAGGCTCTTTTATCAAGGACGGGGTACGTGTGGGATCTCTGGCCTACGAGCGTAACGGGCAATTCTTCATGTCGGTGGACAAGCCCGGCGTGATAACGAGCAAGGAGGATGCGGTGGCCATCGCCACTCAATTCTTTAACGACACTTACGGGATGTTGAACAGTCAAGCGGTGGAGTAATATGGAAAGCATCATCCTATCATCGGGCACCGAGGTGACCCCCGAGGACATCCAGAAGATAGCGTCGGCGGTCAACGACCTCTTGCTGACCACGTCGAAAGACCCGGGGCAGTACGAGGAGGCCGATAGCCTGCAAGGTATATCGTCCTTGCCGGTGTTCAGGCAATCCGGCTCGGCCTATGATCTCGTGCGTGTGGCCATATCCTTGTTGAGGGGCGTTGACGGGAAGCAGATCGTCTTGCAGGTCACCGCAGATTACATACAGTGGCGTTACGAGGACGGGATGTGGCAGAACCTCATACCGCTCGCCGACTTGAAGAGGCCGGCCACGGAAGCCGCCGCCGATGTGCGTGAGAGGATGAACGCTATCGTGAGCGAGGTGAACGCCTTGAAGACCCAGTTCGAGAACGACGTGAGGCACGCCTTGGAGAGGGCGGACGCGGCAACCGAGAAAGCGAACACGGCGGCTGAGAACGCCAAGTCGGTGTCTGACCACCCGGGCTATATCGGCGATGACTTCCATGTCTACACGTGGGATTACGCTACCGGGGCCTATATCAAGACGGACAGGATACTGAAACCGGAGGCGTTCACGATCTACAAGGTCTATAAGTCCGTCTCGGCTATGGAGGCGGACAAGTCTAGCGTCCCGGAGGGGAAGTTCGTCATCATCAACACGGGCAGCGTGGAGGAGGAGGATACCGGAAAGCTGTATCTGAGGACATCGACGGGCTACGACTATATCGTGGACGTTTCCGGTATGAGAGGCTTCACCGGGAAGACCCCGCAATTCTCCATAGGCACCATAACGGCGGGCACGTATCCTTCCGTATCGTTGTCCTACGGGGGCACGGACGCATCCGGCAACCCCGTATACAGGATGAACTTCGTGTTGCAGAGAGGCCCTAGGGGATTCTCCCCAAAGATATCGATCGGCAAGGTGACGACCGGTCTCCCGGGAACGGCGGCCCAAGCCACGATAACCGAGAAGGGAGAGACCGAGGAAGGGGTACCATTGGCGGAATTAGATCTTACCATCCCGCAAGGACAGGACGGGGCGGTGGCCGGCGTATACAAGACAAGGGAGATCGACCATGTCCCGGGGGCGAACGACGTGACCTACGAGGAGGGCGGCGAGACCAAGAGCTACCCTATAGGCGGTGAGGTCTATCTAAGGGAGTCTCCCGGAGACGTTACGTTCTACAAGCTCCACGACATAGTGGAGGGTAAGGCCATATGGGAGGAGTCTTCCGGTGCCGCCTTGCCGGGGAACGTCTACTTGACCGGGGCGAATTACTACAATGAATCAGTAACAATAATAGATAAAGGGATATTATCATGAGCAAGAGAGGAGCTTACGTATACCAACAGATAGAGCAGTCCACCGCCGAGTGGACGGCTGACAGCACCATATACCCGCCGTCGCTATGGCTTTTCGAGCGGTTGGCGAACGGCAATTTAAACATGAAGTTCTCGGACGGTATCCATACGTACGCCGAGCTTCCATTGGTGATGCAAGACATCAAGGTGAGGATAAAGACTAACACGGATACGGAATACGTCTTGGAGATAACCTCCGCTGAGGGAACCATAACCACGCCTAACTTGCGTGACCATTACGACGATACGGATATCCGGAATCTGGTCACCGGTCTAAGGACGGACGTTGATAAGTTAAAGCCCGTTGTCACATCCACCCCGTCTAACGGTCAGATAACCATAACGCCGGACAAGGCAAAAAATGACGATCCGGACGTGTCGATAACGCTGGAGACCAAGGGGGACAAGGATAAGTCTCTGATGGCTGATGGCAAGTACCGCAAGCTGCCCGTGTACGGCAGGAACCTGTTGCTGGGATCAGGGAAGGAGGTGAGTAATTCGAATTACAATATCGCTGATTATTGGCTAACTGAACCGATATCTAAAGGAACACAAGTAACATTGACTATTTTTGGAGAATTGGGTGATGATAAGGAAATGTTCACTATATATAACTCTACTGGTGCAGTAGGTTCTATGGTTCAGTTCAGTAAGACTGACTTTGTGAATGGGAAGGCCAGTAAGACTTTTAAATGGATTACTAATATCGGAGATGCAGTAGCTGATAATACACATATGGTTGTATTTAGTTCTCCTAAAACTGGCACATCAACTTCCACCATCCACAAGATCAAGCTCGAGTACGGCGACATCTCCACCGAGTGGACCCCCGCTTGGGAGGACATCCCCGACATCGAGGAGCGGTACGCCTATGGTGTAGAGTGGGACATGGCATCGTCAAGCCCGGACGGGAAGCGTGTTGGAAATATGCAACTGCATAGGGAGTTGCCGGTGCAGAGCGGGATGAGAGGAGTCGTGTTAGATAATAATGGAGGAGTATATTATTATCATGAACCAACGGCATGGAAGATGACATTTGCGTCTAAAGATTATGCGTCAATGGTAGAGATTCCCGATCATTGGTATAGAATATACATAACTGGGACTAAATTTAAAATGATGTTATCTTCGATTCCATTGCCCGGATACAAGCATATAAGCAAATTCTATATAGGCTCAAGTGAGGCGCAAATGCTTAGATCTTTAGGGTTATTGATGTCGGATAAAACAAACTCTACTGATACAAGAGGCGGCGACAACACCGCCGAATGGGACGGAACCTACCGTTCCTTGCTAGGCCGTCCCGTCACCAACCTCACCCGAGACCAATTCCGGCAAGCCGCAAGGAAACGTGGCAGCGGTTGGGAGATGTACACCTACAACGCCCACAAGACCCTGTTCTGGCTATTCGCCGTCGAGTACGCCACGCTGGACAGCCAGAAGCCTTTCAACGCCCAGAAGGACGCAAACGGTTTCGCCCAAGGTGGCCTAGGTCCGGGACCAACGCAAATGACGGATTGGACTAACTTCAACAAGATCAATCCACTTATCCCATGCGGCTATACCAACGAGTTCGGGAACGGCTCGGGAGAGAAGGCATATGTCGTGAAGAACGCTTCCGGCGGTACTCACGCCACGTTGATGGCTAACAGGTATCGTGGCATAGAGAATCCGTTCGGCCATATCTGGAAATACACCGACGGGGCCAATATACAGGTCACCACGGGCGATGCGGGATTATCCATATTATGGACTACCGATGACCCGTCAAACTTCAGCGATACATCTTACACAGGCTATAACAAGAAAGGCAACATCTGCCGTACCAATGGTTATGCCAAGAAGATGCTCCTAGGTGAGGATGGTGATATCGTAGCTACGGAGATCGGCGGTAGTAGTTCTACCTACTGGTGCGACTACTACTACACCTACACATCGGCTAACCGCATGCAGGTGGTGCTGGTTGGCGGTCGCGCGGACGACGGGTCGCATGCGGGCCTCGCTTACGTGAGTGCGCATGCTGCGCCTTCCGATGCGCGTCGTAACGTCGGTTCGCGCCTTTGCTTTTTCCCCGAATATCGTAAAACGTCGGCGTAGCCGCACGTATCACGTCGGGAATTTTTTGTATAACGTTTAATGAGGATAAAAATGGAAGAAGAAAAGAATAAAGATGACGGCAGCTTGTCGTTCTTGAATATCCCAAGGGATAAGAACTCAAGGCATTTTAATTGTCCGGAGATCACCCAACAGAAGTTGACGAATCTCACGTTCTGGGTAATTGATTACATGGATGGCGTGTCCACCAAGTTCGGGAAAGACAGGGCGCTTGTCATGATCAAGGAGAATCTAGAGGATAAGGATAGTGATGCCAAGAAATTCTTTACGAACTCCCAAGAGATCAAGTACGTTCTTGGTAAGATAAAGGAGATGGACAAGTTCCCTAGGAAAGTGACGATGCGAGCCTCCGGGAACAGGTATTATCTCGAATGACGGAATGAGGGTCGATCATCCCTAGGTGGTGCTGGTTGGCGGTAACGCGGACAACAGGTCGAATGCAGGCCTCGCTAACGTGAATACGAATAATGCGCCTTCCGATGCGAATCGTAACATCGGTTCACGCCTATACTTTTAGAGAGGGGGAAAAGATATTTAGATAACAAACAGGGATGGTGGCCTCGCCTCTTGGCGAAAAAAGTCTCCCCATATAAAGGGTGTTGGTAGGGAAACCGAAGACTCCCTATGATAAAAAGCAAATTAATGACAATAAAATGAAGAGAATAGGGAATTTATTTGATAAGATAGCGAATATGGACAACTTGATACTTGCGGACATGAAAGCCCGAAGGGGAAAGAAGGATTCATACGGCATAAGGTTGTTTGACAAGGACAAAGAAGGTAATCTAAGCCGTTTGCTAAAGTCTCTGCTGGATGGCACGTTCAAGACTTCCAAGTACCGGACTGATACCATCTATGAGCCAAAAGAAAGGATCATCTTCAAGCTCCCTTATTATCCGGACAGGATATTGCATCATGCCATAATGAACGTCATGGAACCTATATGGGTTTCCGTGTTCACGGCTGATACGACATCATGTATCAAGGGAAGAGGAATAACGGAGGCGTATAAGAGGACAAGACGGGCTTTGTCCGATCGTGAATCCGTCTATTGCCTCAAGGTTGATATCCGCAAATTCTATCCGTCAATAGACCATGAGGTGTTAAAAGGCATCGCTCGGAAGAAGATCAAGGACGATCGCTTGCTTATGTTGTTGGATGAGATCATCGATTCCGCTCCCGGCGTTCCGATCGGGAACTATCTTAGCCAATATCTTGCGAATCTTTATCTCGCCTATCTGGATCACGAGATAAAGGAGATTATAGATATAAGGCATTATATCAGATACGCGGATGACATGACTTTTTTCCATCATGATAAGTGTTTCTTGAGAAACGTATTACTTCCGTGGCTTATCGATAGATTGGCCGTGTTGAAGTTGGAGCTGAAAGGGAATTACCAGATATTTAAGATCGCTGAGAGAAGATCGGATAAAAGCGGCCGTGGTGTAGATTTCGTGGGTTTCGTATTTTACAAGGAGCATATACGGATAAGGAAGAGGACTAAGCAAAATCTATGTCGTGCGGCGGCTAGATTGAATAAAGTCCCGAATATATCCTTAACGGAATACAAGGCAGGTCTAGCCGGTTGGCTGGGCTGGATATATGATAGCGATAGCAAGCATTTAGCTAAGAAAATTTTAAAACCAGAGTTTTATGAAGCGATCATGGAGCGACACAATGCCGCCTAGAATAGAGCGGGACGGTGACGGTTCCTACCTGTACCGGTGGGACGTTAGAGAGGAGACAAGGGAGATGGGTGACGATATGGCCCCCGTGATCTCCTATAGTTACAACGAGGTCAGGGTATGGCCCACGTTGACGGCCAACAAGATATTGGAGGCCTGTATCAACGCCCTATGGGACAAGGACGTGGAGCAAAAGAAGCTGAACGACTACAACGCCGCCCAGCTAGGCATACTGGACTTGTCATACGTGGAGTCTTATAAGACGTTCCTTAACGAGAGGAAGGCGTTGAAAGACCGTGTGGATAGCGATTTCGCCGAGTGGGAGGCGGCGAGAGAGGAGGAGAGCATAGTGGTTTTATAACTAAATAAAAAAAAGGATCGGAAGAATGGAATTTTTTAAAATGATTTGCAGTATGAGGGAGCTACTGACTGTAGTCGTGTTTGAGATGTTCATCGTTATGGTGGCGATGGGGTGGGATTTCGCCTCGGGTTATTACAAGGCTAAATTGAGGGGCGAGGAGCGTAATTCGTATGGCATGCGTAGGACGGTCAGTAAGTTCATACTTTACGCTGGTAGCGTATGTATAGCGTGCGGGATAGACTCGGTTTGCTACGTGTGTCGGTTCTGGGAATTTATCCATCTGCCTTTCTTGACCAATGTCCCGGTCGTATCCTCGATAGTGACCGTATTTATCTTGATAACGGAGGTTAGGTCTATCTGGGAGAAGGCTGACGCCAAACAAAGGAGGCAGGCGAGTAAGACAGCCGACATGATCGGTAAGGTTGTAACGCAAAAGGTTTTGGAGGACGCTTTGACAAACGCTTTATCCAATGCCATGAATAAAAAGAAGAAAGGAGAGTAAAATATGGGGAAAAATAATTTACCTCGTGGGTATCGGAACAACAACCCGGGAAACATCCGGATCAACGGAGACTTGTTCCAAGGTGAGATACGCCCAAGCAAGGACAAGTCGTTTAAGCAATTTAAATCGATGGCATACGGTTACAGGGCGATCTTCAAGATCCTGTCTAACTATTACCGGAACTATAAGCTGGACACGATCCGCAAGATGATAGGTCGCTGGGCACCGGAAAACGAGAACGATACGGACGCTTACATTAAGGCCGTATCAGATTATGCTGGTATCCCGGCTGATGATCCTATCAACATCAACGATCGTGAGCAGATGATCCGGATCGTGGGCGGGATGAGCAAGGTGGAGAATGGTAGGGAGGCTGATATGTCGGATGTTATAGCTGGATGGAATTTACTTTAACAATAACAAGACCTAATGCTGTAGAGGTAAGCGTAAAATAAAATGGCAACTAAAAACATGACATTTGGAGAAGCTTTAGAGGCTATCAAAAAAGGAGAGTTGGTTTGTCGTGAAGGATGGAATGGGAAAGGCATGTTTATTTTTCAGCGTCCTGAAGATTGTCTGTCTACGGACATGGTCGTGAATAAGGTTAAATCCCTACCTGATGCTGTCAAGAAATGGGTTGCTAGTAAATATGGAGACTCGGAAACGGACAAGATCAAGTTCACGGCTTATTTGTGTATGAAAGCCGCTGATGATACTATCGTAAATGGCTGGTTGGCATCTCAAACGGATATGCTAGCTACGGATTGGATGATCGTTCGATAGATGAAGTCGTGGCATATCATATTAATACTAGTGTGCTTGGTAGCCAGTTTCACGGCTGGCTACCATATCCGGGGGGATGTGGCCGGTGATTCGATATCAAATACAGACACGGTCACTCTTGTCGATACGATACACGACAGCATCCCGTACCCGGTTTATGAGACACTGGTACAAACAATACCTGAGCCGTTTCCTGTTTATATCACGTTGGACGGCGACACGGTAAAGGGACCTGTATATGTCCCGGTGCCGATAACTCAAAAGGAGTACAAGACGGATGATTACCGGCTGTCAATATCCGGCTATAAGCCTAATCTTGACTACATCGAGGTTTATAGAAGGACTGAGTATATAACCAAGACAATGAATCCACGTAGATGGGGAATAGGAGTTATAGCAGGTTATGGGATCGGTAAGAATGGCTTGTCACCCTATGTCGGGATAGGCGGGTTTTATAGAATTTGGTGAGGCTTCCATGGCTCACGCCCGAGAAACCTCTGATAATAGAATGAATGCGTTATATGAATAACAAGGGCTGACGTTTTTTGTTCATGATTAATTTAATATTAGTTTGATGGTGACTTCGTGAGAACGAACCGGAAAGGGAGGATAAAGAAAAAGAATCTTCCCTAAATAATCGGATCGGAAGTTTGATTATTTTTTCATGCCACGCACGACGGGAAGATTCTTATATGTCTTTCTGCCGTGCATTTTTTTGCCCGGCTTGATAGTAAAACAAACCACGAAATAAAAAGTTTATGAATAAGGTGGAAATTTTTTACAAAAAAGTGATAGAGACAGTCTGCAAGGAGTGCGGGACCGATCCGGTAATGATGTTTAGCAACAACAAGGAGCGCAATGTTGACGCTCGGGGAGTGGCTATAACCATACTGGCCGATCGCAAGTTGAGCGACAATATCATATCCGATCTGACGGGAATGACGAGGCAAGCCGTCAACCGGATGCGGAACTTGTATCCGGACAGGATAAGGAGGAGTTACTATCTGAGAAGGACGGTGGAGAGCGTCAAAGAGGAGCTATCCGGTACGCTCTGAGGGTGCGTTATGTTGTAAGGCATGTGATTTGTCTATGAAAAAATTTTCATATAACAAAATTTTGTGCGACCTTTGCGGCGTAAAAGGTGATTTTGTAGCCTCGTCAAGTAACCAGCCTTGGCAGAGGCTTTGTTGTATACGAAAAGTTTCATTATGGAAATATATATGCCACATGCGGTAAATGATATTAGGATAGGAGAAGCCTTCAATCATCTATTCAGGATAATCCTGAAAATGGAGAATTCCGATGATGATGATTTCATATGGAACTTCCAATATACGGCATTTGTGACTCCATTTTTCTTATTGCCTCTTATGCTTTATAGAGATAAGTGCGGTAAGAATGTGGTTTGCAAGAATATATCGGACAGTGTTAAAAGCTATCTGGACTCTATTCATTTTGAAGGAGGTGTAGTAGCTGACAGTGTTAGTGATTTTCATAATTATATGGAATATTTTTCTATGAAAAAATATATTCCTATAATAAAGTTTCCGGGATGTAAAAGCAAGGATAGCATAAAAAACGATATACTGTCTGTAGCAGAGAATATAATGATAAGGCAATTAAATATTGAAGGAGAGTTGAGAAAGGCTTTATCTTATATGCTGACTGAGACGATTGACAATATATCTGAACATTCAGAGAGTGAATTTGGTTATATATTTGCTCAGTATTATCCGTCAAAGAGTTATATAGACATTTGCATAGCGGATAATGGTATAAGTATACTGGGTAGTTATGTTAAGTCAGGCAAGGGAGGTATAACTAACGATGTGGAGGCTTTAAAAAGCGCGGGAAAGGGTATATCGACTAAAAATTTACCAGATACCGAGAATCGTGGTTATGGTATAAGTACTTGCAAGAGAATGTTGTCTAAGGGACTTGGAGGAACATATTTTTTGCTGTCTGGGCAAGCGTTTCATCTTATGTCAGAGGAAGAGACATCATATATAGGACTTCCTGATTATATAAAATGGGATGGAACTATAGTGGCATTAAGGATACCATATAAAGAGGAAAGGATGTTTAATTTTTATGAATATTTAGAATGAAGATCATGGAAAAGACAATTGTGATATCAGAATTGATAAGGGGAGAGCTTCGTTCTAGGACAGAAGCTAAAAAAATCTATATGAGGGCTAAGGATTTGAATAGCCCATGTGTACGTATAGATTTTAAGGATGTATATTTTATGTCTCGATCATTTGCGGATGAGTTATGCAATACAATAGAGGCTTTGGCCTTGGATAAAGTGAGGGTCTCTATGGAGAATGAGAGCGACTCTATAGATCTGATGATGAAAATAGTAAAAGGTAATAGAAATAAACCGAGGAATATGCATGAGGACAGTGAGGTTAAAGAATTTTCGGACATGGATTCATTGTCAGAGTTCCTGTCTACCATATAAAATTATTTCATGCTATATAAAATAGAATGATATGAAAAATTTAGATGAACCAAAAGCTAAGGAGTATGATGAATTCCTAGAAAGGAATAGTTTCGATAAATACTCAGATAGAAAAAAACATATATCTAGTCCAACCACGCTACAATGCATGTATTGGAAACAGGTGGAACCGGTAGATATAAAAAGTAACCAACCATAAAAAATAAGCCTTGCATAAATTAGGAGAAGAGCTCCTTTCCATATCATTATAAAGCCTCCCTTAAAAGGTGAAAGCGTCGTCAACACAAATTGGCGGCGCTTTTTTTGTCTCATCCCCTTCCGCAAAGAACTAGCAACAACCTCGCAACAAGCTAGCAAGGAGATATTTATTTAGCAAGGCACTTCTATGGATTTTTGTGGTGTCCGGGATAACCCGGATATGATCATTAAAAAATCTAGGTTATGAGAATTAAAGGAATGAATGGTGAGGAGTACAGTGTCACCGGGCAAGGCCAAGGTAATTACAACACCGTGGGAGCTTCCGCAGGTATCGCTTCTTTCTTGGGATTGAACGCCGGGAATCTTTTGGGTGGTTGTGGCAACGTAAGGAACGCTGGATATGGCGGTCCGGTTGAGGTAATCACATCCGAAGACAGGCCTATTTCCCGCTATGAGGCTGGGATGATGGATAAGATTTCCGCTAAGGACTCTGAGATCGCCTTGTTGAAATCCAACACTTACACTGACCAAAAGTTGGCGGATGTTTATGACCGCTTGTTGACAATCATCAACAGGAACAAGGAGGAACAAGCCTCAATTAACATGAACCAAGCCGTTTACAATGGGACTAACACCGCTACATTGAAATGCATGCAACAGCAGATCGCGGATCTAGCGGCATTGAGCGAGTTGGTGATCCCGCAGCGTAAGGTTTGTGATACGGGATGTTGCGGATGTAATTGATGATGACCATGTACTCTAACGCTCAAAAACTGGCGGCTGTGCTCAATAAGTGGGCACAGCCCGCTATCCAAGGTCTCTTGGGAACTCGGTTGGGACAACTTCCTTTCATAGCGAACATAGACGCTAAGTTACGCTCCACGGGTTGGGTAAGTCCCATGTGGAGCATATCCAAGGAGATATCCCCATTGCTAGACGGATTGTCATCCTCATTAGTTGAGCCGATGTTGGCTCGGTACCTTCAAGGCATCCCCGATGAGGCTATCCCGGAGTTGGCGCACAAGGTGGTGGAGGACGCTATAAGAAACGGCGGGCTTTCCCTGTTTGAGGGAAAGGTCGAGTTCGAGACCGATGACTTGGAGGAACTAAGGACGTTGTTGCGTTACAATCTTCCGGTCCCGGAAAAGACCGGCTCATACGAGGTATTGACAGAGGAACCTATTCCACAAGGTGATGATGTGGATAAATAAATAATCAATAATAATTACGATCATGATTCAATTAACACCAATTGCGATCGCCGCTACCAGCCAACAATACTTGACTAATGTAGTGGAGAATTTATGTCAGGCCTATTGCGCAGACAATGGCGTACAGCCTACCGGCATAGTCAATTTCACCGTCGCCGAGCAAAGTACGGTGAATACGCAAACGACGGTTACGATCAATGCCGCCGTACTTGTGGCTTATACGCCCAAGGGATCCTGCAGGACGGTTACCAAGCAATGGGTCGAGCAATTCAAGGTAGCTTTTATCGGGGCCGCTGGCGCTGTTCCCACGATATCTCTTACCCCTCTCGTCACCCAAGTCACGCCCGAGAACGTCAAGTGTTGTAACCGTGCCTACGGTGTAAGTTTGGCTACCCCATTGACTATTTCCGCTACCTTTCCAGCGGCTCCCGGCGCTTGATTCATTAATGTTTAAAATGCAAGATCATGCGTTACAAAGAACTGATGAAGGATTACCACTCAAAAGGGATGGTATCCGAAAAAAAGATGTGGGAGGCCATAGGAGAACTGGACGAGGCGATGGAGTGTCTAAAGGAAAAAGATCCCGAGAAGTATGACGAGACCATACGTGATATACATGAGGTTTTTTGCGGTCCTCATTATAATGAGCATTTCGCTAAGATGGACGTGGCGGCAATGCACCATAAAGGCAAGTCGGGGGAGGATAAGGGTGAGCACTGGAACATCCAGCAAGTAACCGCCGTCGCTAAAGGCATGAGCGTACCGGGCAACGCTAATATTTGGGATGTTTACGTTGCGCTAAATTCAGCGTGGCACGACAAGGAAGTAAAGTTCACGGAATGGTTCGGCCCGGACGCTGAGAAAAAGATCATCGAGGATGCTATTAATTTCTACTTCATGGATGATGACGCTCCGGAAGGCAAGGTCTGGATTTATATGTGTGCCATGGATGACTAAGAAAACCAAAAATAAAGGACACGCAAAGAAGGAATCCGCAAGACGGGAGATAGACCGTCTTGCGGATTCCTTGGATTTCGAGCCTGTCAACTTCTATGAGGTGATGGCTCGGATTAGGCACTTGATGTGCCTGTTATGATGACATGTATTTTTTTACGACATCCATATTACTAAAGGACATGGATAGAAGCCGCATTGAGTCATTCCTTACGCTAGTCAATGCCTCCACGTTGTCTTCAAATGGATTTAACGATTTTATGGCGGAGACAAGATCATGCATACAATAGCATACCAACAATACATACGATCCCATGACCTCTGAATTGTTTTGTTCAGCGGCTTTATGCAATACTTTGTCTGCGAATCCCATCTTAACCGTATTGCCATTGTCATCTTTTTGATATATAGGTATATCAACTCCCATTTTGACCTTGATAAAATCAGTTATGGAAAAATTAGCCTTTGCTTGTAGGCATCCGTAGAGCCTCTCCAAGTCTTTCGGGCTGGTCTCTTGAACGATATCAGTCCAATCGTCACAGACCAACTCCCTTATGACTGAGTAAGGCTCAAGCCTGTCATTGGGGATATCGATGACCTTAACGCTCCCATCCTCGTTATAGTCATCGCTATCGCCGCCATATTCATTAACGCTCTCGATACGTTTCGAGGAAGCGTAATATTTCCAGTTCCCATCAAACTCTATCAGGTATTCATCCAGTGTTCTTATCCATCCCTTCAGCTTGTATATGGATTGATGCAGATACATTTCCCACAAGCATGTATCATAAAAAAGATCAATGCAATATCGGCTATTTTCATCATCTTTATGACGAAAAGTACGGGGTGCGGAAATGATTCTCGCCATATCCAAATTCCCTAACACCTTATTGAAAAAGTTGGCCAATAAACTGTCATCATCTATGCGTGATAACAGCTCATAAAAAGGTTTATCTCTCATTAGACTGAAATTTTAAGGTTATACAAATCAAGGATGAACTTCTTCCCGGCCTCCGTCCAATACATATGCTGGCGTGTCTTAATCTCATGATTTCAATTTATTTATTATTTAATGATTATATAGTCCCCGCAATCTTCAATATACTTTATTCCGGCACTATCAAGAGTATTCTCTATGTCCACTTGGCACAGGCAAGATTCCGGTATGATATTGTCATACCCTTCCGCTGGGATCATTTTCGTGATTTGCGGGAAATGATCCTCTAGTTGTTTAGGGGATTGTATTTCTACATCCCCGTCGTAAATAAGTACGCACATATTATTAGAGGTTAAATTATAGTTGTTTGAGTAAAAGTTTTTATGTCTCACGAATATATTAAGTTGTTTATGTTGTTTCTCGGACGAAAGGAATATCTTGCGTTGGCATGATATCGCATACGAGTCTTTTCGTTTCGCATCGTTCCCCATATCCTTTAAATTTTTATCAATATCATCAAAAGGCTTGGATGCCTATTGGCTCATGCGATCGATATATGGTGGTACGCAACAATTTCTCCCGTCCGGGAAAACTGTAGGATGATTGATATTCACTGATTCTACAGAGTCTTTTCTTTGGGCATCTAAAAATGCCTCTATCTTGCTGGCCAAGGTTATGAGCATATCCGATTGAAGCTCATTAAACTCCTTGCAGAATCTCATATCATCTTTATGCTTCTCTTCCGGAGACCGATCATCGCCTACGCTGCAATATCCGGCGAAAGAGTTTACCGGTAAGGGCCTCATAGCTTCTATAGCTAGTTTGATCGATTTTTCTTTGTTTTCTTCCATGATTTCTTACTGTTTTGCTATCAATTTCAATCTATATCCTAAATCTTTCGTTTTCTCATCCTTATCTATCAGATGAGAGTACAATTCATCCATTATGATATAAAATACCACTTTGGGCAAAGGCTTTTGAAGGTAATTTGCGAAGTCTTCAAACAATAAATGTTTGGGGGTTACTTCTTCTATTTCTTCAAAACATTCATGCAATGGCTTAAATTGTAAGCCATGTTTTTGGGGATTTGTCAACAGTTCCTTGTAGGCGTTGACTGTTTCATGTGATAATACCATAAATTCATTATTCTTTAATTATGAGCCTTCATGAGAAGGCTCGGTTAATACTATTCCTCAGATCGAGTATAGGCATCCAATGGGTAACACAAATTTTATCACCATTAATATCATACCATTCATTACATTCTCTGCAATACCAACCCTGTTGTAAGTATTTAAAATAATCAGTACACCAGCAGCCAGTTATTACCAGATCTTCATCATCAGGTAACTTATCTTTTGTGCTTATCCACGGGAATTGCTTTGCCTGCCATTCGGCACCGGCTATAAATCCCTGATAATACGCCGGGAATGCACTACCGCTACTCCTGCTTTCAGCGAATAAATGAGCCGCTTCTTCTACATCCTGTCCCATATCAATATTTCTTTCCATTGTTAATCTTATTGTTTAAATATCCACATTCTGCGAGCTTACAGAGCATATCATAGGCTACATTTAAGATTGTTGCATTCTCGTTGAAATAGTACGAGAAATCCCCTAACACCTCAAACTTACCACAGAAATCAATTTTATCATATCTGAAAATCATTTCTGATATGTACCAATTCAATGTATAGTCATCTATCTGTTTTGGCATGAGAGCCAACATATCTTGCAAGGTAAATGTCTTGCCATGCTCATTATACCGTTCAGCATAGAAATTAACACTGACTGGTATAAACTCGATTTCATCATCTTCACTATAATCACAACTTGGCCGGGTGCTTATAAACTTCATGCTCGCGCTACTCACGTCAATACCTAATTTAATAAGGTGTTGCATTTGTTCTACTGATAATACCTGTTCATTCATAATTATTTACGTTTCTCAATATTACTATTAATTCTACATAAGACAAGTAGGATATAAACATGCGTCATGCATATCTTTCTATAAAATATCCTCACAAGCTCTACTATTGCAATTTACCGGCTTTTGGTGCAATGAGCACCAAGCCTCTCCGTTTGTGTCTTCATCCTCGATAAGTCGGCAATCGCCGCATTTATCTGTTAGGAATTTCTTATTCAAGTGCCCTTCTCTGATAAGCCATTCGATAGCGTCAACCATATTGTCCATCAGATTCTCTTTGTCGAAGGATTTTGCGCAATTGTAAGTATTGTCACCTTCCCCGTCCTTGATCCAGTCCGATGCGTACATTAACTCAACGAAATTTCCGGATAGGTAATAAACCATCCCGTCAATATCATCTTGGTATGATTTAGGCATCATGTCTATCAGCTTGGATAGAGACCAAGCCGGGAATGCCATATCTTGACCCACGTGCCCTTCAATCCTTCTATATTCAAATGCGACCGGCAATTCAAACTCATCCAAATACATGTCTGCCGTATCCGGTCTCACCCCGGCCTCTAATAGCCGGGATGATTGTTCTTTATTCGTGCAAATTTGATTCATATTATAATTCGTTGTTAAAATATTCCTTATAATCCATATTTACCCCTCCTGTAATATAACATCCCCATCCTTATCCGTGAACACGTCCACTAAATCGTAGTAATATTCCTTATCGGACGTGCGGATCATTACCTCCGCTTCCGGGTCTTGCTCTTGTAATAGAGCGATTAGTTCTTTATTTCTCATGCTAATTTTCTCCTGTTGATTTAAGGGGGTATCCCTTGGACGGAATACCCCGGGTAAGTATTAGTTCTGCTCTGCGAGTTTCTTGAACTCCCCTAGCAACATATAGATCGTGGCGATATCGTCCTTGAAACGATCCACCGTTTCCTCGTTGATGCACCATGAGTAATTGAATACAAGGTCTGTCAATTGTTCGCACATTTCCGATGGATTGATAACCTTGTTAATGAACTCGTTGAAGGACGTGAAATCGTATTCTTTAGCCTGCATAGTTCAACTCCTCCATCTTTGAAAATCCCAATACTAGCATAAGAGAATCGAATTTGTCCACATACCACTCCGGTTGAGTTTCCTTCGGGTTGTTCTTGTTTATCTGATTCTCTCCGTATTCGAGTCCTTTCTTGGATATGGAGTTGAAATATTTGATCTTGCCTTTAGATGATTTACGTGATATACGTTCGATATATCCTAGCTCGATAGCCCTTTTGTAGAATTGATTCCGTGATACCTTGTAACCTTTCTCGTTGAGTAGATCGGTAGCCGACTTCATCACTCCTTTTGACGGCACGTAATCGGGCAATGGCAATCCAAGTGGCGTGGCTACCTTCTCCAGTAATGACAACTTGGAAACGTCATTGAGGTTCAGCATCTCACTTACGCCTTTCACCCATTCGATTCCGGCACGGACTTTTGTCGGGGTGACGGACGATGGTCTGGATTGGCTAATTGATTTGCTTTCTTTCAGTCTTTCCTCGCAAGCGATGAAGTAACGGCGGGCTTGCTTCCCTTTCTCGCTTCTTTGGATCATTGATACTTCTTTCGCCATGCTTAATGTCATTGCGTAATCTTGAAGTTCTTGATTCGCAAGGGTGTTAAATACTTTACACCCTACATAGTCCTTGTTTTCGTCGAAACCGTACTGTAGTTGCCGATCAAACCAAGACTGGAATCTTTCTGTACAACCTAAAAAGTCGTACAAAGCTCTTGCGCTAACGGCTTTCTTGCCATTACTCTCATTAATGGGGATTAACGCCCCTACGTTTGTTGTAATTTCTGCCATTTTTGAAGTTCTTTAGGCATTACAGGAAAGTTTTGTGCTGCATCCCTATTTAGCAGGGCAAGCGAAAAGCGGTTGCTTCCGACCCGTTGAACTTCACCACATAGGCAGTGGGCGCATTAACGCTCCACACGGGAGAAACAACCGCTATATCATATAGATGCAACGATCTTACAAGCATAAAAAATGCCCGCTATATATGGCAGGCTTCCGCTTGCCTATGTGTATGAAGTTCGCTGCAAATGTACCACTTCTTTCCAAAACGCCAAATAAAATCCTTGAAAAATTATCCCGCCCTGTCAAAAGCCTTCTCAAAGACCTCCGGCCTAAGTATAGCGTTCGTTATCGCCGTGAACGCCTTCACGATCCCGGGCTGCTCATTTAAGTTTATTCTCACGTCCTTCCCCGTGACCTCACTTGATAACCGATCGCTCAGGTACTCCACCTTGTCCAGTGCCAGATAGGAAAGGGGATTGTACGCCAACGGGACGATCCCCCGCATCCTGTCGCCGAAATCGCTTATCGTGATCCTAGACATCTGCGCCAGCATGTTTATCGTGGATGACAGGGATGCGATCCGGTTAGATGAGCCCGATACCCCGTGATCCAGCAATATCTGGCTGATCGTGTAATAATACCTCTCAATATGAGGCTGTACGTCCTCCTCCATGCTTTGCGTTATCTCGGCGAACGCCTCCTTATTGGCCTTGGCTATCCGGAAGATGTTCGTGTTATAAGCGTCTATCTCTTTTTCGATAGCGTTGGCCGTCCGTTTGGCGTTATGCCTGTAGTGCTCGCTATTCCTAATGGCCTCCATGAGCGATACCGTGTAGTTATACGCTTGGTCGTTAACGAAAAGTACCATGTATGTTAGCGAGGTGACAAGGCCGTTCGTGTCCTTGTCGATCTCTTCCCAATCGTTGTATTGTCTCATTCTTTCATCCTCCGGATTATATAATCAACAACGTCCTTTACGGTAAGGCATCGTCCGGGATCATCATCAGGGATCGATATGCCAAACTCTTTCTCTAATTCCATTAATAACTCTATCTCGTCAAGACTGTCCATCCATAGATCATCCTCCAGCTTGGATTCCATCGTAAGTGGCGTATCTTTGTGAAAAAGTCTACTCTTTATGATCTCAAATACTTTGTTCTTTATAGTTTCTTTTTCCATTTTCATGATCGTTTTATTTATTATTGAAACATTGATGTCTGTATTATCTTTTTACCACTAGGTAATATGATTTCACCTAGGCATTCTTCCTTAAACCTTTTATCTTGGGCATTGAAATATTCCTTGTCTATCTCGGTTGCGTAAAAATCAAAACCCATTTTGTAGGCGGCTATACGGCTGCTTCCGCTCCCCAAATGAGAGTCATAAATTTTGTCACCGGGATTGGCGTAATTTTTCAAAATCCAGAAATACAATGAGAGCGGTTTTTGGTGTGGATGTATCTTTCTCTTTCCGGTCTCATGCCCCATCCTATATCCATCCCACGGAATGGAAACAAGATTGCATGGGATTTTTTTTGACACGTAGGCTATCTCACATTTCGAGTATTTAAACACATCGTTATTTTTGCTCATCTTATCCCAAACAATCAAATAGTTGGTATTTCCTAGATATTGGGTGTAATAATTATATCCCCATATGATCTGATCCTTGCTAATTCTTTTTAACTCATCGAAGTATGACGCATCCTTGATAGGGCTATTCTTATAGGATGTATCCTTGAATTTATACCCATTATTCCTTTTCTTCCAGTCCTCTCCTATACCATACGGTGGATCTACGATAGCTAGATCAAAAAAATTATCAGGAATGTTTCTCATATAGTCCATACAATCCTCGTTGTAAACTTCGCTTATAGCCATAATATTTGATTTTTATTGCTCTCATCATAGATGAATGCAGCTTTCAACTATGATGAATGTCTTTCTTTAGAAAACTAAGTATATGTCGTATAACCTTGATAGTCCATCCATTGCCTAACAAACGGTATATCTGCGTATCAGAGCAATCCCATTTGTACCAATCAGGAACGGTTTGTAGCCTAGAGCACTCGATCGGGGTCAATCTCCGGATAGATGATGTCTCCACTAGGGTCATGCCATTAGCTTGTGATCCTTTATATGAGGAGGCAAGTAATGAGCTCGATTTTCCGTCTTGATCTTTCAAGTTTCTTTTTTGTCGTACACTAAGTATGGCATGGCTTCTTCTACTCATCTCGGCTAACAAGGCCGGACATTGTCCATTCGCATGATATACCCTGTTTTGTTGATATGGCTGGATGCCCCCGCTTTCCTTACTTTCATTTAACTGGATAATCTTATGGAGCACATTGTTCTGTTCCCATGCGTTTGACGATAAGGTTGGTGCCTTGCCACGGAAAACATTACCCTTATTATTGCCCCTAGGTCTTTGCAGGATCAAGTCCATATCCGAATGGTTTCCTGCTCCATGGCCTCCAGCTAAGAGACATGAGGCTTTGTTCTGATATTTTCTTGGCATACCGGAAGTATTTATGATTTCGTAATTATGTCTGGGGGAAAGTCCCCCTCTGCCACTGGCACGTTGGCATGGTGCCTTCCCGTTTACCGAGATAAAGGGACCGGTGTTATTGCATGTGCCAGCGGCCATCAAGGAGACCGCTTTATCCCCGTCGATCTGGGTGAATCGTTTCTCCATACGTTTATCGTTTAAGATATACCTAATGGCCTTCTCGCTTAGGTAATATTTCTCGTCAACCTCTTCCTCCAAGATATCCCTTAACAATATACCCTCGTCCTTTGGCTGCGGTATGTCGGAGTGGATCTCCCCGAACAGTCCGACCTTCTTTGTCCTTATGTTCGTCCAATACCACCGGTTCCGGTTCTGGGCCGACACCAAATTTGAGTTTATGTTGACTGGATGAACACCGCAATACTCAGTAATTACCCGCATGTGCTCTTTCTTCATGTTTACGTTCTCAAGCAAGAAGAACACATCCGGGTTCAATGCCTTCACGTGGCTCAGTATGTCCACGAATACGAAGAAGAGCTTGCTTCTAGGATCATCGAAAGCCAGTTGTTTGCCGGCGAAAGAGAATCCTTGGCAAGGACTTCCTGCCAGTATGAGATCTATCGTTCCCCAATCTATCTCCCATTCCCTCCACTTAGTCACGTCCCCTAAATGTATCGTGTCCGGGAAGTTCAGCCTCGTTTGGGATATGGCGAACTTGTCGATCTCGCTCGCATAATAATGCTCCGGTTCAATCCCGAGTTCTCTTAATGCGATCCTACCACAAGACATTCCGTCAAATAAGGATAAAACATTCATGTCTCTCTCGTTTTAGCAAAAACTACGCTCTCGTGATCCGGCCTCAGATGGGCCATGCAAGCAGATGAGTATTCGCAGAATCTCGCTCCCTCGTCCCGAAAGACGCATCCCCTGCACGGGATCTTGTTCTGCCCGTTGTAGTAAGGCCTGTACTTTTCCACGACAATTTTCATGTCTCCTACCAACACGATCAACCCGGTAGGGGTGTTTCTCAATCTCTCTGTTATTTCCATGTTATCTTCTCCTGCTTTCTCCGTTTAGGATTATCACGTTAAAACTCTTGAACCTGTCCACCAGCCTAGCTCCGAAGCGATTCTTGAAATCCGTGACGGATAGGTTGGAAGTGATATGATACTTCTTCTGATGGGACTGGTATATCTCGTACCTAGCGTATAGGAACTCGTCTATTACGCTGTCAAGGCTGGTGCCGTAGCTTTTCTGGTTCTCCGTCTCAAGACCGATATCGTTAAGGCAGATATCGAACGGGTTCCCTTCCATGCTCCCTTTCCCGGCTTCCTCGTTGTACGTGAACCTGTCTATGTGACCATGGATCTTGTAATAGTTCATCATCTGGGTCACGGATAGGTTCACGAAGCGTTTGGGGTTATCCGTCAATTTCAGGTAATCGGCGAATATCTGCATCATGAGCGTTTTGCCCGTTCCCGGATCTCCCACGATAAGGAGGTTCTTGTGCAGCTTATAGTTCTCCTCCGGGAATACGGACTCGGCCAACGGGCAATCGTTGAAATAATACAACAGGAATCTCAAAACCTTGTCATTCCCCCTGTCTGTCTCGAATTGCCGCCTCTCGATCCCTAGGTAATTACAACCTAGCGCCTTTATCATCCGGGCGTGGCTGATGTACTCCGTATCGTCCGAGAGATCGTACCTAGAAACGTTCTGTATAGTCCTTGCGTGCTTCTTCACTAGGTTGAACACCTGTTTTTGCTGGAGCCTCTCTTTTTCCGTAGGCCCCCGCATGGCTTGTATAGCCTCCGAAAGTTTCTTTTCTTGTTCCTCCATTATGTCTTTGATTATAAGCCCTTAGTCCTGTTCCCTGCCACCAATAGGTGAATCGTCTCTTCACGTCATCTATCGTTTTTAGCGTATCGCCTTCCCCGGTGGATACCATCCAAGCTAGGAAGTTATCCAGCTCGCCGGGAATGAGGTCATTGAAAGCGACGCTCAATCCCGATATCTGGCAAGCGTATCTGCGCCATTCCTCGTCCCCCAATAACTCATTCTTGAAATTCTCGAAAAGCGTCTCACGCGTATTAAGACTCTCTCTATTTTTATTTCCTTTTCTTTCCTTTATAGGGTTTGTGCTTACATTAATGTCATTATTGCTTACATTAACCTTATTATTGTCCACATTAACTAGTAGGTAAGGATAATTAGATGAATCTTTTCTTCTTTTTATAGCCTTGAAATATCGCTCCTGAATACCTTTGCTAGTTAGAACACTTACCGTGCTAAACAGAGTCTGTTCAAAGAATCCCCACCTAACCAAGCGTGTTACTATCTGCTCCAGTAATTCTAAGCTAATGCCGGGTAAACCTCTAAGCAGTGACATCTTTAACGCATCATTCCACAATATGAAATACCCATTTCGGTATATCGCACAAAGCAGCTTTATAGCGGTGATCTCACCCTTAATGCCAAATTCACCCGATATTGAGCCTATTTTTTCATCAGAAAAGAAATCAACATCGAAAGGGAAATAGTCTAGCCCTTCTTTATTTGGTCGTGCCATGTTTATTTCTCCATAATTTAAATTCTTCCATTGTCATATTGCTTTTCTGTAAATTACATTTCTCACATAATACTTGAAGATTGTCCAAAACTGTAAAGCCTCCTCTTGATACAGGAATAATATGATCTATGCAGAGTTTTTCAGAACATCCACAAACAGCACAATATCTACCGTCTCTTTCAAATACTTTTCTTTTTATACTGTCATTTAGTTTCATGGCCTCTTCACGAATTGCCTCTCTCATTCTTGAGCTTATTCCATGATTCTCTGCAAAAAGATATATTGCTCTGCCACCGATTGGAATGCGCTTTACTATTGTTCCATCAAGTGCATAAATGATAGCATGCTTAATTTTGAATTTTCGAAGTTTATCGCAAGAAGGCATCATTTCATTAATTATATCCCCATCTTCAGAATAAAAGGATACTATCCGTTTCCCTTTAATAGTCTTATTTAACATAGATAGCTCCTTGGGGGTAAGCTTGCTTAGTCCTCTTTTCATACAGTTATCTAAATGATTATTATAAAATAGAGAGGATTTATTATCCTCTCCCATATGTTATTTCTCTACCTCCGATACATTCGATCGTGTCGGTTGCCTCAAATCGTGCCGATTGTATTAGATCAAGCCACGCTTCGCACTCCGAGAATGTCCGGGCTGCTTCCCACATTTCATTAGAAAAAAACTTACGAGAGAGCATTATGAAACCCTTATCCATATACTAAAAATCAAAATCTGGGGATTCTCCTCCCTGCAAGGACTTTAGTTTCTGGTCTACAAGGTGGTTTACATCCCATATGTTTACAGGTTGTATTTGCAGGTTCTCCGCCATTTGCCTTGCCACTTCCTCGGAGACAGGATTTATAGCGTATATGGCCCCCGATGAGAGAAAGCGGGTGAAACCGGGCTGGTTACTCGTATCCGGAACGTCTACCCGAAGCATATTGGTACCGGCCACGTTCTGTTCCGTACATCTTCCCGCTATCCTTGAATGGCCGAATAACTCGACCACGCACCATAAATCAAATTTCTCTTGTTCCATATTATTTTCTCTTTTTAAAAGTGTTACAAAATCTCGTGGAGTTAGCTACCCGTCCAGCGTCATGTATGATGCACCAAACGCATAGCCCCTTGTGAGGATGTCCGTTGGCGCAATCGCCACATTTCACCTTTTCTTGCTCGTCTTTCTTCTTCGCCATATCACCAAGTCTTTATTTTTATTGGTAGATCGGCGTACCACCAAGCCAGAATCGTAGCGTCACGTTGGTCTTGGTTCGTTCTCTTAGGCAAGGGACCGACTATGTAGGAGAGTTCCTCATGGGTTATCTTGCCCTCGTCCCCTTTCCAATGCTTGGTCAAAGGCTTTACCTCCTCGCAGGGAATCCCTATGTGCTCGCACATCTGGAGAAGCAATATCCCGGTTTGCTGGTTACGACCTACATACTTGGCTATCCTCTCGCCGGATTTACCCCTAGCCTTATGGTAGTTGCTTTTTTCGTTAAGCCATCCGGCCTCGACAATGACCACTATGTCTACCCCCTTGTATCTCTCTCTTGCCTCCTTTATGAAATCGACCAACACAGGGAAGGGGAGGCTCTTTAGAATTAGCTGTCTCGTTGAAGGAGACAGTACGCATATACCGGATTTATCTATGTCCGGGTCAACGGCTATCACTAAATCATGTTTTTTCTTTCCCACGAATTCCTCCTTTCTTTATCGTTTATTAGTAAGAATACGGCCAATATCAATGCGATCAGTCCTAGTATTGCGGTGATAAGGTATATGGCCATTGTCAAGTGATCTAAATTCTGTATTGTTTCCATAATTATATGTTTGTTATTCGTGGACGGTGCCGGGATCGAACCGGCCTCTTTACGTCATGCGCACTCCGTAACGTTTCATCCCGGAATACTTACCGCCCGAAATCCCCGCGTATCCTCACGGACGGCGGGGATAAAAACTAAATCTAATACCATGAAAAACACACTCTAATATTAATATCCTTAGTTCTGAATCTTTATTAAATCGGGTATTGCTCCATAAATGGGGGTACGACCATCCCATTTGTCGATAAACTGCTTATAAAGAATTTCTTTAGTCAATCCTCTCGAGGTGATTAACGCTTGTTCCGTTTTCAATTGCTCCAACTCGTTGCGTTTCCGTTGCTCCGCTATCTGCTGGTCTAAAACCGAAATATTGGTGTTAACTTCATTCCTACTATCAATTTTCTCGCGAACCGCCTTGGAAAACTCTAATTGCGCCGAGAATGTGAGTAATTGAAGACCTCTTTTCTCGAATTCCTTATCTACAATCTGCTCAAGGCGTTTCTCAAAAAGAAGCGAACCTCCGTCTGCCATTAAGCTGTCGGTCTTATGTTTACGGCTTTCCTCCTTGATCAGATCATAGATGCGAGGTTCTAGTATATTATCCTCCAATGATTGCATGAAACCGTCTTTGCCTGATTCCGTATCAGCCTTGTCTATGTGCTTGTTATCGAAAACAACGTCTATTGCCCTGTTTTTGATGACCTTGTAGGAGTAAGTGGGGCGTGCGTTAAACTCCGTATTGTCTGCGGCTTTTAACGTGACAGGGCTTCCGAACTCGCCTCGTTGGTCGAATAGCGGGACTTGAAATAATTCCGTGCCCCATTCCCAAGTTGAAACCCTGCCTGATACGACCTTGAAATCCTCCTTCCCTTGTTTCCCGTAATTTTCCATCAATACCCCAGCGTAATTAGGTGCTACACGTTCACAAGAGGATAAAAATACCATAGCGATTATCGCTATAGTAAAAAACTTAAAACTTGTCCTTTTCATTCTTGATAAAATTAAATAGTTTGTAAATTATAAATAATGAACTAGTTAACATAATGACTATTCCTAGCCATGCGTCAACATGGTTAAAAACTCTGTTCCCTACCGGAATAAAGGCTATGGCCAATATCAATACCCAATGTTTGTTGATAAAATTTCTCATATTTGTTGGTTTAGTGCCTCATTGTATAAAGGCATGATTAATCCGATACTGCTTACGTCTTCTACCATGCTGTCAAAAATGATGGCATCGTTAACGCCCTTGAAAGTAGCCGTGCATTGATCGCATTCATATAAAGCTTTCCTCATTATGTCGAATAAGCCCATGTTAAAGGATATTTGAGGAAGCGGAACGCTGGGTTTTGCCAGATGATTTTGTATCACTTTCTCTGCGTCTGGATATTTTAAGTTCTCATCCGCGAAATAGAAGAACGCCTTGTCATTCTTCTTATGGCACTCTATTCCGTCATCAGAGATAAGGATGTCATCATATTTCAACATGTCCTTAAAAAATAGACTATGCAGCAATTTGCCGTCTAACGCCTGTATCATGGCTTCGTCAAGGTTTGAGCATTCGGATATCCTGTTTTTAACGATAATATGTCCGTCACTGGCGTAGGCCCAATCTCCCTTGAAATATACGCATTCCATAGCGGGACGGTTATCGTCCTTTGCGCAAGCCAAAAACATTTGTACGTTCTTGTCAAAGTTGTAAGAACCTTCTTTTCTCTTTCCCATATCATTAATATTTAATATTATATTTTCTTCTTTCGTATTGTGGGATATACCCTTTGCAAGGAGTATTCCCGTCAAGTAAGGCCGATTCCGGCCTCACAGTTTCCCCTTCTTTTTTAGACGGGTCTGTCCAATGCCTCTGCCGTTGATGGCAAAGGCAATGTCTTTTAGAACATGCCTCATTGAGGCATAATATCAGTTCTTTCATCTTGGATTATTTTCTCGAGTTTCTTTAGATCCTTTTTGGCCAATCTTACGGTATCGGCGATCCTTGGTCTTCCCTTGGAATCCACGTGTTCTAGGATAACCGATAGATGGCGGGACAGTGTTTTAATGAAAGACTCGGATAGCTGGTACCTTTTAGCCATGGCCGTTATTTTTTATAAAAGCCTTGAAACCTCACGATACCTAGATACTCGGGAGATTTCATCAGTCCGTCCCCCATGCCGCCCAACGTCTCGGCTCCCGGCTCGTCAAGGACAACCTTGGAATCAATCTCCTTGGGTACACGGAAGCAAATCTGTACGGGGAAATTCACCTTAGCGTCTCCCGTGATCACGTTAACCGACGCTCTTTGCGTAGCCGCCATGATCCGGAACCCAAGCGATCGTCCCTTTTGTAGCAACATCTTCAGATTCTCCTCCAATGACTTTTCACGACCGACCGTGCGTAGTTCCATTTTAGGCTCGAGGAACCCGAAGGCGTTCTTTCGCTGGCCAACCTCGACCATTTCCTTTATGTCAAGTTCCGTTCCCGATCGGGAGGACGCTACCGCGTCGGCGAACTCATCGAACACCACCAGCGTTTTCCATGATGCCCTCGATTTAGCCCTTTCCTGCATATCCTGTACGAGTTCTTTCATCTTGGCCTCTATTTCTTCTATATCATTATAGACCTTTATGTATTTCTCGGAGGAATAATTACAGAACTCGTATTTCGGATCAAAAATTACGATGTCCCGGATACCGGCTAAGCGGGCGTATTCTATCGTGGATATGATACACACGGATTTACCGCTACCGGTAGCTCCGCAAATCAAGGCGTGAGGCGTGGAGTTGTTATCGAGATCCCACACCACGAGCCTACCGAAGTTATCCGTTCCTATGGGAATCCTCATGCCGTCGATATACTTCTTGTCCCAATACAAGGACTTGGTTCTTTTTTTTGGAGATTCTATGGAGAGGTAGGATTTTCCCTCATACACCATAAGCTCGTTACCCATCCTTATGGATGGCACGTCCAGCGCGTTCGCTATGTCTAGCTTGTATTTCATCACTGTCGTGATCTTTGTCCCAGCGGATACCTCTAGCAGATACGTGTCTGACGAGTACCCGTTAATCTCCTTGGCCACGTTCACGATCACCCCGAATGTCCGTAGGATATGCTCTATTTTCTCGCTGTTTGTCATATTACTATTGGATAAATCATATTGAATGAATGAGGAAGCGTTCCTCTTGAACTCGGATATTACCTTGGGGTTTACCGATCCAAGGGAAGCGTCCCGTATTTTTTTCTGTCTCTTCGATATCAATTCCTTCTTTGAATCGGGCACGTTGAAATCATCGACCTCCGCTATCAGCGTCTTGGCCCAGAAATTATAAAGCTCGGCCCTGTCCACGAAGTTGTCGCTATCGTTGATCATGTACACGTAATCCGGATCGGACACGGCCTCTATCATCCTTTTTAGCGGCTCGTACAATATGGCCTCGTAAAGCTTCCTCGTGTCGTTATCGAGATTGATCACGAATTTCTTCAACTGGGAGGAGCCGTCCTTGTTTTTCGAGATCTTGTTCTCCACGAACCATACCTCGTCAACATTCTCCCCGAAGCGGGACTCATAGCACTTAACGTAGGTCATCGCCTGTTTCCCGCAGGTAAACGTTAGTTCCTCGTCATCGGTGAACTTGGCCCTTGACTTATGGTCTATGATGACCGTACGACCGCTCTCCGTCCTTATCGCCAAGTCTAGCCTAGCGTGGCAGGGCAGGGGGATGTCCACCCCGTTTACCGTTACCCATTCCTCGCATCTTAATTCCACGGCGATTATCCCCTTGATACCGGAAAGATAGATATCCTTCTCCCCGTAGAAGTTATTGATAAGCCTCGTGGCGCTCTTGGTGGCCTCGATCTTGCATTCCTCTACGGTAGGTGTCGTTTTCTGTATCTTCCAATCATTCGGGTGTACCTCCTCTATGTATGAGAACGCTACCCTCTCCATTTCCGTGATCGGTATTATCTGCCCCTTGCGCTGTAGCTCCATGAAGAAATACTCCAAGGCCGAATGATAGGCGTTACCCGCTACCGTGCTGGAGGATGATCTGGATCTTTCCCGGTAAATCTCCCGTTTCTCGAACTCCTTCTCGTTCCGGGAGAAAGAGGCTACCTTGCTGTAACTCCAAGAGTCGATAAGGTAGTTTGATAAATGCTCCTCCAGCTCGGCGTTGGTATAGGATGAGTACTTGTTCATGGCATGTCCTCTTTGTTTTTGCCCTTAGACTGTCTCATCGCCTCCTTTTTTTGATCGACATCTTTCTTTGTCTCACGAATTGGAAGGATTAGATCGTTTACCGTGGTATCCCCGTCCTTTAACGCTTGTATGATCCCGATCAGCATGGCGATCTCGTCGGGGCCTATCTGATTGCTGGTCTGTTTGCCGCATAGCTTAATGACCTCCTCTTCCGTTATGGCGTATTCGTTCTTGAACTTGTTGATGATATTAGTTCTCGTTTTTAATATCTTGTCAGCGTCGGATAGATCCCCCGTGATGAATTTTTGGGCGGCTTGATAGACCCTGTCCACTATGGCCTTGGGGATAACGGCGAATACGGAATTGCGATAAGCTATGGAGTTGGCGGCGTTTCCCGTTACGGTAATCATGTCGTCTGAGTAACGTTTCCCCTTGCTATCCACTATGCTCCTGCGAACCTCGAACGCGGACGCTACGTTTGTCTCCAGATCCCAGCATGTACCCCTGCTGATGATCTGCTTGTCCGTTATCTGGATAACCTTGGCCTCAGTCCTGATATTACCCCAATTGGATACGATTATCTTGGCGAGGTGTACGGATGGCCCAGTAATAGGTTTCCCTCCTCTTGGCAAGGCATAACTGCATGACCTTGCCGTGTCTTGATTCATCGTGGCCATTACCACGGAATTATCAATACTCCTTCTGATATCCCTAGGATATCTTTTCGCGGTCGCAACTTGTGAGTCCACGTTTGCTCTCTCAACCGCATCTACCTGTAAAATTTGTACTTCATGGCTTTCTACTGGAAGTACCTCGTAACTGCTTGATTCCATGATTATTTATTTTGAATGATTTTCTTTACCAATATAAAGTGCTGGTTTCCCAATCTCGTTGATACCGATCGTCCTCGGATTCTGTTTCCTCCTCCCCGTCGTACTCCGGTTCGCCGTCGGGGTCTTTGATGTAGATGTCTCTCATGAGCTCCATCGATAAGCAAGGAATTTATTCGATCTCGATAATCTTGAATTTTCCTTTCTTTATATATATCTTATGATTGTGGTAGTCTTTGACTATTCCATGATCGGAAACTGTGTTTATGTTCCCTGTGCAATCCTCAACATATGAGTTATCGTAAGCCTCGACCTTGGCAGAGCCGTAAGCCTCGACCTTGGCAGAGTCGTAAGCCTCGACCGTGGCAGAGTCGTAAGCCTCGACCGTGGCAGAGTCGTAAGCCTCGACCTTGGCAGAGCCGTAAGCCTCGACCTTGGCAGAGCCGTAAGCCTCGACCGTGGCAGAGCCGTAAGCCTTGACCGTGGCAGAGCCGCAAGCAAATGATTTAGCATTAGAGGTGTGTTCTTTTCTTGTGTAAATGCCGGCTTCGGCTAGTTCCTCTTCAGAAAAGTTATTTTCTAGGTAATTTGCGTCAATCATCTTGGATGCACTCAAGACCCAATACCAATTATCGGTTATCGCTTTCAGTAAGTCCTGTTTGCTTTTTGCGTTTAACCCCATCCTGTATCCATCTTGACAAGCATTATGTTTTTTAGCCCGTTCAAGCAGATCTTCTTTTAATTCCTCGAATGTCTTCATTATTTTTCGTTTATTAGTTCTACAATGTCTTTTCTTATCTCTATCAATTCTTCTTTGCTAAGTGTCTTTAATTCGTCTAGGATATCGTCCTTCTTGGATCGGTTAGGCCTTGAAGGGGCTTGCACCACGTATAGTACTCTGAAATCATTTTTCTGACTCATAAGTCATTATAACTATTTGGTGTACCACAATAAAGATTGATATGATCGCTAGGATCAAGAGGTGAATATTGAGAGGTTTTTCGTACCACTCAAATATTGACACTATTGATATCAGCCCTAGTACGGTAGCCGCGATCATCCTTAGCGAGAAGATGATAATGCTCTTTATGGCCCGGAATATCTTCCAGAACCATGCTTGGTTTCTCTTTATCATATGTTGTTGATTTAAATTTCTTGATGTGAAAAGGTCTCATATCCTCACGGACGGAGACCTGCTTTGTAAATTGTGACTGATTTTCTGATTGAATAAGCACCCGTTAGGGTGAAACGTGCTCCCTGCCGGGCTTGAACCGGCGACCTCTCGCTTATGAGGCGAATGCTCTCGACCAACTGAGCTAAGGGAGCGTTTGCCCGTCTTTCCGGGCCGCCAACATTATGAACCGCCATGTCATCACCGTCACATTCCACATGATTTCGTGGAACCTCCACCTCGATAAATACTCTTTGGACTCATTTCGGATTTACCATACCATTTTTATCTACTACTCTATCGGCTTTCCCATCTTCGGACAGGCCCGACATCCGTCCTCGATTCGGATAGAGTGGTGCGTTCATTGATACAAGATTGTGGATGGGAGGGGATTCCAACCCCTATGCGTCTATTACGCTGGCTCAATGTCTACCCATCCGTTTGCCGGGGAATCCCACCCCGGCACAGTTTAAGTAAAAACTAATATTCCCTAATTGCCTGCCTCACGGCGGTATATTAAGGTCTTGGTTGAGAAGTGTATAATAATTAGCAATGTGATTTAAGCGTGGTAGCCGGGGGAACTCGAACCCCCTGTAACCCTAGATAATAATATAACTAGATAACCAATCTAACATTGGACGCACGCCTTGATCGTGCGGCTAAACGAATAATATTAAAACTGATCATGGTTTGCTACCTGCCCTAGCCATTTCCTAGGGTGGAATCCTTCTTTCTTTCATTGTGATCAAACTTGGTTATTAATAGGTCTATCGGTCTTTTTCGTCAACATCTTCAACCTCGCTCTCGAGATCGTTCTTGATCTCATTGATAGCTTGGATGGTATTGTCTGCGTTGATAATCGTCTCCTTATACTCGATCAATTGATTGATCTTGCTCTTGTAATCTACCCCGTCGTCACCTAGGTTGTTTATCTCCTCGTGATACCGGATGTCGGCTAATACCTTTTGCTCCTCTACGTTGTTTAACGCCGAGTCAAGCGCTCTCATGATCTCTTGACTCCTTAACTCTGACAGTCGATCTGTCTGTTTTTTACCCCTAAGGATAGAAAGGATCTTTTTCATACTCTCAATAATTTTGTCGTTTTTATTAAATGGATTTTATCGCTAGTGATCGTTGTACATAATGAGGCAAAGGCCATTGAAAATCTATCGCATCTTTCTTTAACGAAAAAACCGTCTAAGCTGCTTACATTGGGATTTCGAGAGATCTCGAATCCATTGCCGGTAAATCCTGTGCCAAGGATATTTCCTTGTAATTCATTTTCCATATTCTTTATATTTTAATGTTCGCTCCCCCACAACCTCCAACGGTTTCGAACCCGAATCATAGGCGGGTGGGGGAGTATTAATCACTAATGTAAATCCGTAGTTCTCGGATTGACCGTCTTTCCGATCTGTCGTCATCTTATGATTGTCTGTCCAATCTGTCATACTTTTGGGCGTATTAACCTCCTGCTATATCTTAGATACGACTCGTAGGAAAAGTCGTATTATTTAGTACGATACGGTCTTCTTTACCAACCACCGCAAGGATACCCGAATGGGATCGTACTTATTATATATACATTATTAATTATATGTATAAATCCAATACCGGAACCGATTAAACTACATCGGGAGCAAGGACTATCGTCCATTCCTGTATTTTCACCTTACGCTTATCCCGTTTATATCTCGTATACCTTTTGATAGCCATAAGGATTTTTCTCAATAAGTCAAAGAACTCTTTTTTGGTCACCGGGGTGGGATTCGAACCCACGGGGTATTTCTACTCCTCTTTAGGAGAGAGGGACGCTTCCTGCTACGTGCTACCCGGCGTTATCCACCTATTTTAAGGTGGCGTATTTGATGCAATCCCAAGCGTTACAAAACCATTTCCCGTTCTGAGATTTTGTTGGTTTTTCGCATCTGATAAGTCCCTTCCCTACCAAATCGTAGAGCCTTCCACGTCCTCCTACTATGGAGGCTGCCGTCCTTTGCCCAAAGGTCTTATCGTTAAGGACTATTTTTAATGCTTCCTCGTTTATCATTACTTTTCCCGTTTTACCTTTATACCTTTTTCTAAGCCTTTTGTCGAAGTCACGAATGTGTATCCTTCTTTATTTAGTCTACATACAATAGACTTGACACTCAATATATTATTATCGATTTTTACTGTGTCTCCAATACCGAGATCTCTCAGTATTGATGTTAAGCTTCTAACTTTTACTGTCTTTATTGCTGTTTTATTCATTTGTTTTATTATTTTTGCAGTAAACAATGTTCATCTATTTTGTTTACTGCAAAGGTAAACAAAAATGTGAACATGGCAAGTTTGTTTTAAACAATAATGTTTACATAAGTATAGTTTAACTATATGAGGCTTGTATTGTTAAAATATATGTAGCGAAAGATGCTGTTTTTATCTCTTGATACCATATTTATTACGTAATGATTATTTATGTTGTCATATGGTATTAATATATTGTTATTGAATTTATTGGCTTTAGCTTGTGTCGTTGAAGGATTGCGGGATATTGTTGAGTTATGCCAGAATAATCATTACTACATCATTTATAGTGGATGTGTGTAAACAAATATATGAATATGGAAGCTAACGGAGATAGGATTTTAAAAGTTATCACACATTTTTGTGAATCAAATGCGGATTTTGCCGATAAGGTAGGAGTAAGTAGGCAGGTCGTTGGAAATTGGATAAATAGGGATAATGGTAAAAAGGTATTGGATAAAATACTGACAACCTTTCCCTCGGTTAACCCTGGATGGCTTTTTACGGGAGAGGGTGATATGCTAAAATCTTCTCCTGTGGTTGTCGAAGCTGTGTCTGCGTCTGCTGATAAAAAAGGAGATTTCTTAATTGAGAATAATAATGGCGTTAAATTCTATGACTTAGGAAATGGTCGATATCGTATGCCGTCTTCTGCTTGAAAAA